ACCCTCTAATCCTTGTCCGCCAAATCCGCCCGGAAGATTGGCAGTCAGTGCCGTATTAGAGGGTGCAGCCGCAGTTTGGCGACGTATGTGAACAGCACCAATCCCACTGCGGCTGCACCCTCTAATACGGCACTGACTGCCAATCTTCCGGGCGGATTTGGCGGACAAGGATTAGTGACGGCAGCAGTAGCAGCAGCGACAGACGGCATCTGGTCCAGTTACCAAATTCCCGCAGGTTCGGCGACAGTGCAAGGACGGCGCTGCGTCTTGCGCGGTGTCTTAGTTAATGCAGTCAATCTTGGCGCAGCAGTCGCCACCACTGCAACCGCAATTCAATTCAGTCTAGCGTTTGGACATACGGCGGTTTCGTTGGCGACAGCGGAAACGGCGTCAATGGCCACAGCCACAACCAAAGCACCTCGGCGCGTTGCGCTCGGATACATGGCTTGGGCCGTCGGCGCAGGTATAGGGTCTCAACCTCAATGTGGGCCTTTGTTTGTTGATCTTGGCGACGCGCCGATCTTTATCAATCCCGGCGAGTTCGTGGCATTGGTTGGCAAATTTGTTTCTGGAACGGCCACGGCATCACAGACAATCAATTTCACTTACACGCCGATTTATAGCTGGGAGTAAGCCATGAGTTTATTGCTGTCACAACTCAGTCCGGTAGTGCCTCCGGTGGTCGCGGAGGGATGGTGGACGCCGACGACGGCAGATAACCAGACCCGGCTCTCGCGGGATGCCGGCTGGTGGTTGCCGGTGACGGACAACAACCAGGTGCAAGGGTCGAGGTCGGCTGGATGGGAGGAGAACTGATATGGCGTTGCCGATTGATGGAACGGTGCCGACGAGCAAGGGCGATTTGTATGCTGTCCCGGCTGGGTTCGCGGCTTCCATTGGCAGCATCCATGTGAGCAATAGCAGCGGGTCGGCTCGGACCTGCACGGTGTATGTGAATTTGTCCGGGACGAGCCGGGCGATTACGGCGACGAATATGGCATTGGCGGCGGATGGGGTGGCGATCAGCGAAGCACCGATTGAGTTGTTCAACGGGGCAAAGATCGAGGGCATTGCCAGCGGTAACGGTGTGAGTTTTGTGATTTCGGGTGTTGAAAAGAAAACAATCTGATGCAAGCAGCACAACCAAAAGGCCGGGTCAGTGTGATGGACGGAGACGATGCGTTCACGAAGGTGGACACGCAGCGCGCTGCCGGCCAGTTGCAGCCGGGCGAGGTGGCGGATGCGGTGAATCAGCGGTTCGAGTTCGGCGAAGCCTGGCCGAGATTGGGCGTGGCGAAGCAGGCGTGGGGCGGCTCCTATCCGAATCTTGTGGATGGCGACTCATTAAACCCCATTGCCGAAGATAGTGGGCCGCCCGTGGTTTATGTTGCGTGGCAAACAGTCACCGGGTTTGTGATCGGGCAGACTTACGAATGGATTCAAGATGTGGCAGCCACACTCAGCACGGGCAAGACGGGGGATTATACTGCGTCGGGCACGATTTACACCTCTGGCCAAACATTTGTTGCCACAGCGACCACGTATTACCTCATCAAGACATCCGCCGCGAATTGGTCCGTGGGCGGGTTTTATTGGACGGACACAATCACCCTTGCCAGCCCTGGCGACCCCCTCGCCTTCCAACGCTTCAACGATCCTGATGGCGTGGACAATCTGGTGTTGTTCACAGACGGCTGGCGCACAGCCGGCGATGGCGGTCGGGGTCGCGCGTGGCGTATCAAAAGCGGTTCAACACCGTCTGAGATTCCGCTGAACGGGCAGGACATCTATTCCACCACGCGACTGGTGCAGGCTTACAACGGGATGCTCGCGTTCCGACACGGGAACGAGCGGCATTACTTTATCGCGTCCAACGTCAACACCGGCACGGATGTGATCACGCTGCATTGTGTGCCGTCGTGGAACATCGGGGATGAAGTCATTTTTAACATCGCAGATCAAACGTCCTCACTCGTGGGGACATCGCCGCCCAATGTGGGCGCGGCGTATTACGTGGGGGATAACGGCACGACGAGCACGGCCATTGCCGCGAGCGTTGTCTCGGTGACGTTGCACACCACGCGCGCGGGCGCGTTGGCGAACACGGGCAAGCTGGACTATTCCGCTGCGGTCGGAAAATTCTATCTGGAGCGGGCGGCGACCAGTCCCGGCTACTTTGGCAACGGTGCGCCGCCGTTGCTCATGCAGCCGAACGCCACTCAGACCTGTTTCGAGGCGGGGTTTGCGGCGCTGGACACCACGGCGCGGATCACGGCGACGAATACGGCGACCACAGTTGTGGCGGTGAATCACAGGTTTATCCCTGGCGATGCGGTGGTGTTCGGCACGACCACCTATTTCACGGCGGGCACAAAGTATGTGCGTCCGCTGAACGATAACGAGTTCACGGTTCACGCCACACAAGACGCCGCCTTGGCAAATTCGACGGCCATCGCGGCAGCCGCGTCGGGGTCGGATGCGGTGCAACGGGTCGGCGCCAGCGCGCTGGCGTTGCCGCCGGCCAACGAGGCGATCTATTACAAGAACCGCATCGTGGCGTTGGGCGACAAGAATGTGACCATCGGCGACATCTTGGATCCGTTGCGATGCACGCCGTTTATGAACACGTTGCCGACGAATCAGGGCGAGTCGGACAGGCCGGTGACGATTACGCCACTGTCGCAGGATGCCATCTTGATTCTCAAGGAGAACAGCATCGTGGCGATCACGGGGTTAAGCGGGGATTCGAGCGGTTGGGCGGAGCAAAGCATCACGCGCGAGTATGGGTGCGCGGCGGCGTTGACCAGCATCATCGTGGGGGCGGATGTGTGGCTGCTGTCGCGGCGCGGGGTGATGAGTGTGACGCAAACCGCGCAGGGGATTTTGCAGGGCGTGACGGACTCAGTGAGCCGTCCGATGAAGGACTATCTGGATCGGGTGGACTGGGCGAACGTGAGCGGCGCGTGCGCGGCGACGTGGGACAATCGGTATTTCATTGCCGTGCCGAGCAAGGGTCAGACGGACACGATCAAGAACGACATGGTGCTGGTCTATAACTTTTTGAATGGCGGCTGGGAAGGGATGTGGGAAGGGGACGATCTGGAGGTGTATGCGTTCGCGCGGCATCAGGTGTATGGCGAGGAACGGCTGTGTTTCGTGGATTACTCAGGGCAGGTTTGTTACTTGCACGAAGCCTGGACGGACAGCGGCGATACCGCCATTGCCACCAGTCTGACCACGCGGGAATACTGGCAGGGCCAACGGGTGTTGACAACCCGCGTTGACCTCAACTGGGACACCCAACAACCTAGCCTCACGGTGAAGGCGCAAAGCCCAGGCTACAACGAATTGACGACGTTACGGAGCGGCATCACGTATGACGCCACACGCTACACGCGGTTCAACGCCGGCACGTATGACCCGGCCACCAGCACGGACGCCACGTATGCGATCCCGCATCGGGAAGATTACAGCACCACGCCGGAGGAGTTGCTGGTCGGCAACCCGGACGCGCATCAGAACATGCAGGAACGCGCCACGGCGCGAGTGGATGATGTGGGGTTGCAGATCATCGTGAGCAACGCGCAAGGCAGCGCGAGATTGATGACGTTACAGGTGCAGGGATTTACAAAACCGCGTTCGCATAAAAGGCGAACGTAATTCAAAATTAAAAATTAAAAATTAAAAAATAAGAATGAATACAACAACAAGACTTGGACTGCTCGGCATTTTGCATTTTACATTTTGCATTTTTAATTGCTCCGCCGAACTGACGGCCACGGTGTATCCGGGTTACACGCTCTCGGCCAATGAACGTCCGACCACGGCGATCCTGAATCTGCTGGCGCGGCCTTCCGTGACGGTGAGCGGCACGTTGGGCGGCACGAACGTGGGATTGGCAGCGAACAGCGTGAGCGGCGCGATGCTGATGACGAGCGTGGTGGACGACGACACGATTGAGTTTTTTAATAACGGCGGATCCACCGCCATCCGCCTCAAAGCCTACAACACCGGCACGAACGCGATTGATGCAAACCTTGCTGGGTTAGGACTCGGCGGCGGCGACGGGTTCGCGCTGTCAAACAAGACCGACAATGTGAGCCTCACCATCACGAACGATGTGTTGACGCTGATGACGAACTTGAGCGCGACGTATCTGAACGTGGCGAGCAACGGCGTGGTGGTGGGCACGAGCACGAATCGGGGTCAGACGGTGGACATCGGGGTGTTCGCGAGGATTCTGGCGACGAATCAGTATGCCAGCAGTGAAATATCTTTGAACGCTGGCGTTGCCACGGTGTTGTTGAACGCGGCACACGGATTGGCTATGACGCCAACTCAGGTGCGCGGCGTTATCGTGTGCCAAACTTCTGACGCGGGTTATGCCGTGGGAGATGAGGTGGACATGATCGCGTGCGGGGGTGTGGAGAACGGCGAAAGTTTCGAGCGGGGTGACGTGTTCGCGTTCGGGGCGAACGCTACGAACGTGTTTTGCGTGCAGAGCGTTTATTACATGTATGTGGCGAACAAAAGCACGACGAACCCCACGCAGTTGGTTCACTCTCGCTGGAAAGCAAAGATTTACGCCCGTCCATGAGTGAACTGTTTGATGAGAACAAGATGAAAGGAACATTATGGGATTAAGCTGGAAAAGTGTAGGAGGTTTTTTTACGTCTCCATTGGGAAGCATCGCGGGGGCTGATAATGCCCTAAAGGTGAAAGCGCCGCCCCCTAGGGATTTTGCCGGCGAGATGCGGAACATGCTGGCGTCGTCTGAGGACCTCTATAAAAATCAGCAGGAGTATGCGCCGAAATACACTCAGTTGGGGTTGCAGAATCAAAACCTGTCTCTCTACGGGAACGGCCAGACGCCGGGTGTGCTGGATCAATACATGCGGGCGATGCCGATGTTATCCGGGGCGCAAGCCGGCGCGGGCTATTCCAACTTGAACCAGTATGGCGGCCCATTGGCGTCGTCCATGCGGGCGTCCAACCCGCAACAGCAAGCGTTGATGGATGAATTGAACCGGCAAGCCATGATGGGATTGCAGGCAGAAAACCAACTTGCGCCACAGGACATCTACAACACGGTGCAGCCGGTGCGTCAAGATTGGTCAAATCGTGGCTTGGGCAGAACGCAGCCGGGCATGTTGGAAGAAGCGTTGCAGTTGAGCCGGTTTGGGGATGGTCGCCAGCAACAACGGCAACAGTTCGCGCAAGGTGTGGCGGGCATGGAAAACCAGTTCTACACCGCCCCCGCCAACAGCTACGCGCTGGGCGCGGCAGATTCGGGCAACCTGAACGGGCTTATGGGCATGGCGGATAAGGTCGGCGATGCGCCGACGAATTGGGAGCAGTTAAGCCCGTATGCCAGCGACGTGAACAACACGAATTACAATGCAGACGCCGCCGCGCGGATTGCGACGGGCAACAACCGGACGGGAATGATGAGCAGCGCGATGAGTTACTGACATGAATCCCCTAGAGCAAGACCAAAAAGCGTTGGAGCGCGTGTGTTGCGGGAATGTTTCTGCGATGGCCTGGCTTAACTTGTGGCGCGAGTATGTCCACGCGATTGACGACATCGAGGACGAGGAGACGACGCCGGAGTTTCGGCAGCGGGTTTATGTGCTGGCCTTGGAGCTTTACACCGCGCCGTTCTTCCGGGCGCACGAATCGCGCTTGAAGCAGGTGGTGTTGAACTGCACGAACGCTTACGCGGACACGTTGGCTTGGGAGAAAAGTGATGTGCCGTGGCAACGCGAGTTCGCCGATCACTACCGCCATTTCGGGGCGGAGATGGTCATTGCCATCGCGCAGATTTGTGGCGGCTACGATCACGCGCGCGGCCTAAGCCTGGAGCTTCGGGCAACGTGCTGGCTGGAACATCACACGAGCGACGGAAAGGCGATATGATGCAACTAAAAGATAAAGTGGCTGCGGCGTTAGGCGAGAGTTCGGCACTGATGCTTCTGACCACATTGTGTGCGCTAAGTTCAATGGTGCATGATGCCCCCGTGCGCCATCTACTGATGAAAATAGAGAAGGCGTTACTGGACAATAATACCGAGGACATGGACGAGTGAGCTATTCAACCGCAAAGCGTTCCAAGACATCGCCCATTGGTAGGTTCGCCTCTATCAGTGTCGAAGGGGTGCATTATGTGGGCAGTGTCATAGACGCCGCAGGCCGCATGGCTAAACGCATCCGCATCCAAAGTCGAGGCGTCCGGCAGGGTGATGTGGTGCAGCCCGGAGAATACAAACTGCTGGAGTTCATGGGATGATGACGCCGCTTAACATCCTCGTCACTGTTCGCAATCCTGCGTTGTTAGATGCGGCGTTGCTGGTGTTCAAAACGCTGCGGGTCGGATTTCCAACCTGGCCGGTGCGGGTGTTCGCCAATGGGCTATTCGGCGACTCGCGCGAGCAGGTGCGGGGGGCGGCGGAATCTTGCGGGTGCGAGTTTGTCTGGATACCGCAGACGACGCACGACGCTTGGATAGAGACATTGATCGAGACGCAGGGGCAACCGTTTGGCATTTGCGACACCGACATGATTTTCTGGCACAACATGGAATCACTGCTGTCTGTGCCTGAACATTTCATCGGGCGTTTTGAGCCAGGGTTCAACGAGGAATGGACGGGGTGCTGGCATGTGGAGCGACTGCATACGTGCTTGATGTTGCTGAACCCGCAAACCATCCGGGCGTGGACGCGCCACTGGATGACGCAGCATGTGCCCAGCGTGTTCCCGGCAGCAGAGACGCAGTTCATCCGTCAACATTTTGTGCCGCAACGCGGAGGCAAACCCCTGTTCTACGATAGCACCGCCGGGCTGTGGCAGGCAGGTATCGGCACGCCGTTCACGCCGGAACAGGATGCCGGATTTGAACATCTGCATTGTGGGACGTATGCGGATGTGATTGGCAAACACTTGAGCGTGGACAATTTTGCGGCCAAGCAACGGGCGATCTGTGCCAACCCGGAACTGGCGCGCGGCCTGAAACATCAGCAAGACTTCTATTATCAAGAGCAGGGGAACGGCCCGCGCTGGTGGCAATCTGTCACTCGTCAAAAGGATAACAATTATGCCCTATCAGAATAATCAACCATCAGGAACATCCGCCCGTGGTGGCGGTGGCGGCTGGCGCGCGCTGAGTTTTATGGCGGGCGCAAAGAAAGACACCACGCTGACGCCCGCCAGCAAGAGCCTGCTGGAAACTACGGGCGGCCCGACCACCGTGACCGGCGCGGTGAATTGGTATGATCAGATGATGTCAGTATTGGGCAAGGGCACTGCGCAAGATGGATTCGGTTCGCAGATGAACAAGTCGCCCTACCAAAACGCTTACAAAGGCTACACAGCGGGCACTGGGGTGGGAAATCAGCAGAGTAAAAGCAGTTACTAAAAAGGAAATTTATGCCATACGCACCGGGAATACAATCTGTGCCGTTTCGCGCGGACATGAGCGGCTGGGGCAACGCGCTGATGCAATTCATCGGCGACAAACAAAAGCGAGAGGAACAGGTCAAGGCGGACGCGAAATCTCACAAGACCTACATCGCGATGGGCGAACAGTTGGGACTGGACGCCAAGGAACTGAACAACGCCGGACTCGAAGGCGCGACGGGAATGGTGAAAGGCTTCATCGCCAAGCAAGAGATTGAGCGCGGCATCCAACAGTTTGCGGCGGCCAATCAGAAGATGCAGCAGGAACAATACGCCTTCCAACAACAGAAGCAACAGGCGGATGCGATTGCCCAATTCCAACGCAGCAACACGAACATGACCACGCCGATGCAGATACCGCCCGGCACGTTCGGACCGCTGTATCGCGGGGAAACCATCGGCGGACCGATCAGCAGCGAGGACAGATTCAATCTGATGCAGAAATCCGGCGTGAACCCGGATGACCAATACAAACTCATGCGCGCGTATGGGGAGATGGGCGGGGGCGAGGGTGCGCGCGCCGACCTCGGCGCAATCCAATACGATCCCGTGCCGAACATTCCGGGTGCGGTCGGCTGGCGACGTGGCAACATGGCGGGCATCGTCCAAGACCCGAACGTGAAGGCCGACGCTTACAGTAAGAATCGCGGCCAGGTGACACCGGCCATCGAGTTCGCCGATGCGGGCAGACGCGAGAAGGCGGCGATGGACGCGCTCAAAGACCCCATCATTATCTCCAACCCGGAATTAAAATCGTATTGGTCAAATGAATTGGATGATGCAAGACGTGCCAAGAAATCAGCCAGTGGCAACGACTCCACCAGTTCCGCGCCGCCTGCCACGTCGGCAACCAATCGTTTCAAAATAGTCGAACTCAAATAATCTCATGGCACGCTATCAGATCGAGGATTCTGAGACGGGCACGACGTTGGTGGTGGAGGGTGACGCCCCACCCACAGAGCAAGACGCAAGCGAATTGTTTGCTCACGCCCGTAAGTCCAATCCGCAAGTCATCACGCCCGATCAATGGGCGGGCATGAGCGAACGCGCAGCGCGAGACGAACAGTATCGGCTCGCGGGCAATGCCATGAACGAGGCGGGCACAGGACTCACCACGGCTCTGTATCACGACCTGCCTGCCGCCATCGGCCAAGGGTTGTATGACGTGGGCAATGTGGCTTACGAGGGTGGCGTGGCGGCGATGCAACACGGCATCGAGGAGATTGCCGGGCTACCCGCTGACACAGAACAGAGGCCCGGACTGACCACGGATCAAGCCATTCGCAAATATCCCGTGCCGGTGCAGGCGGGGATTCGTGGCGGGGAAGGATTGATTCGCAGCACGCCGCAGATGGCGATTGCAGCGGTAAATCCCTACGCGGGCGCGTTGGCGTTCGGGTTCACGCCGGAAGGGTTCTCACCCAAGAACGCGGCCATCGCAGCGGCGTTGCCGTTCATCGGCAGCAAGGTCGGCGCGGTGGTGCAGAACATGGCGGCACGGGCAGGCGTGAGCGGCGAGGCGGCCTTGCAAGCGTTCGGGAAGATCGGCGGGGCAGCGGGTGCGGCGGGATTCATCGGCGCGGATGAGGCGTATCACATCAGCCAGTTGCCGGAGGAAGAACAGGGCGATGCGTGGATCGCAGCGGCGGGCAATGTGGGCAGCATGTTTCTCCTGGGCACGATGGGGCACAGTGAACGGTTGAAGAACACGGACAAGGTGCTGGCGGATCGGGCGAGCGCGAACGCGGAGACGATGCGGGGCATTGAGAGAGATTTCAACCGTCGCAATGCCGGGCCTGCCGAGGAAGGCGCGAGCGTGCCGACGTGGGAGGGGACAACGCCGAGGCAAAGCCTTGAGCCTAAAGTCTTGAGTCCTGAGTCCCCGACACGAGCCACAAGACCCGCGACTCAAGACTCAATTCCTGAGCCGCGTCCGTCTGAAATTTCCCCGGTGGCTGAAACGACGCCTGCACCAATACCGGCTGCGCCTTCGCGCGCGGCCACCACTTCACAAGCCGCGTCTGCTCCAGTCGCCGGGGATGTTCGCGCTGAGGCCGCCGCGTTTGCAGCCCGGCACAGCCGGGCAGAATATGAACAAAGCCCATACACAAACATTTATGATTGGGATTTGGCTCGCATTGAGGCTAGAGATCGGGGCTATCCATTAAAGGCGACGTTTGAAGTCAGCGACAAGTATTCAAACGTGCTTGATGAGGTGGCAGCCATGCGCGAGCAGGTCGCCGCAGAGCAGTTTGATATCAGATCGTTAGCCACAGAGACACCGAGGGCACAGAGTGTTCCAGCCGAAACTCAGAAAACCACAAAAGCACCCGAAGCCAAGGCTGGCGGGGAAATCTCGCCGGAAGTTGTCGAGTCTCTCTACAAGAAACGCGAACCGGACAACTCATGGACGGCAATGGGGCAAAAGATTGCGGACATGATAAACCGCAAAGACGTTGAGGGATTGCGTGGCTGGACGATGCACGGGAAAGGTTTTAATGACAGCACCAAGTCCGTGGTGTTCGAGTTGTTGGGCAAGAAACTTCCCGGAAACATTGAAGCTATTGGGGCAGCGATAGATGAATGGGGTGGAATCTCGGCAAAGCAACGGCAAGAAATGACCGCATCCGCCGCCGCGAAGGTGGCGGCAGAGAAGGCTGCCAAGGATCAAGCGCAAGCCGCAAAACAACAAGCTGACCGGCTTTCAAAAGTGGGGCAGGAAGTTGTAGATTTTACGTCGCAGATGACGCCGCTGGCAGCGGGTAAAGCGGAGAAGGTGTTACTGGAGCGTGTCGCCAAGCGAAGCGGAGACAAGATTTACGACGGCCCACGCAAAGACGTGATTCCGCAGATGTTGGCCGATGGCTGGAAGCCGACAGTGGAACAGGTTGCGGCAGTCAAAGACCCGTCGCGCACCCAATTTAACCGCATGGATAATCGCCAGCAGGCGGACCATGCCAAGCGCAAAGCTGCCGCCGGACAAAAAGCAGAATACAGGCTAGAGAACGAGACGCGCGGCGGATTCTTTGTTGTGACGAAGGCGGAATATGATTTTGCAAATCATCTTCTGAACAAAGCCAAACCCGCTGCGAGTCCGGTGGCGGCGGTGGCGAAGGTGCAGGGCCAAGAATTTATTACCGCTCTTGAGAGTATTAAGACCAAGTGGGGTGGGCCAACGACGGCATCCGAGATTGGAGCGCAGACAAGTAAGCTGACAAAAGCACTTGTGGATGCGGGATTGTCAAAAGCAGAAGCGGAAAGGGTCAGAAACCGCGCTACATCGTATCGTGTCGGCCACGTCCTGCGCGAAACCACAAAGGCTGATTTCGTCAGGGCCATGCAGGAGATGGGCATTGTTAAATTTCCAGAATCGGCTAAACCCGCTGCGACTCCGGTGGCGGCGGTGGCGAAGGTGCAGGAGCATGTGACGGATGTGGCAGATGGCAGAAAGCAGATGGCAGATGGGGGGAAAACTGAGCCGGTCAAACCTGCCCAATCTCCCAACTCCCAACTCCTATCTCCCAAACGCGCCGCCAAGGAGATCAAAACGGAATTGGTTCAGAGGTTGGAGAAATTGGCTGCCGATATACCAACGCCTGAGTTCAAAGAATCCAAAGTTATCACTCGCGGCGGAAAGCGTGAATTTAATTACAGTCTTGGCGATGTCATTATTGAAGTTTCTGAGGCGGCAAAAACTTTGGATGGTTGGGTTGCTCGCATTTACGAGACATCTGGCAAATCGGGAACTCGAACGTCAAATATAGTCGGCCAGCTTAAATCCCCAGTTGATATTTCAAAAGCTAAGGAGTGGGCTGGCGGTGTGTTGGAGAAGCTGGCTTACCCGGAGCGCTCTGGCACTGTGACGGTGGAAATACCAGGCGATGGCACATTCACAATCGAGAAAACTCATTACGCAATCAATCGAACCCTCGAACGGGCGCAAAAATTAAACACATCGTCCGGTGGTAAGGGTTACACCGAACCTGATCGTCCCGGTTTCAATGCCGAGAAGTGGTCAGCGGAAGCGCGCGGCGGTGTGGTGGCAAAACCTGCGAGATTAAAGCCCGGCAAAGGCACGTCTGCCGTGGGCGATCCAATGATGCCACCCATTCCGCCGGGTGTGCCGTCTGGGGTGCATAGTTCCGGGCGTATGCCCGTGGCGATGGAACGCATCGTGCCCGGCCAGGTGGACATCCCGACGATCATGGACGCGATGGAGAACGTGGTGCGGGCTGTGGGCGCGGAGTCGCCCATCCGCACCGGGAGGTTCTACGCGCAAGCTCGCGGTATCTTCAAGACATTCGATAAGGTGATCCGCTTGCGGGCAGCGGACAACATCCCCACGGCGGCGCATGAAGTGGCTCACGCGGTATCGGATGCGGTGTTCGGCAGCAGCGGGAGCGCGGCTTTGATGCGCGCGATGAAACCCAGCCCGCTCTACAAGCAGGCTGTGGCGGAGTTGCGCGCGTTGGGTCGGGCGTTGTATGGCAGCACCAAACCCTCCGCTGGTTACACGGCGGAAGGATTCAGCGAATTGACGCGGCTCTGGTTGACCACCGAGAACGCGGCCAAGAGCGCACCCCACGCCGCGAAGTGGTTAGAGTCTGAATTGTTCGCCGCTCAACCGGAACTGAAACGCAGCATGACGGCGGCTCGCGAGTTGGTGGATGTGTGGCGCGGGCAAGGTGCGGAAGGTCGCGCCGCCGCTCAGTCCAAAGGGCAGGACACGCGCTTCGAGCAGTTGAAGAAGATCGCCAAGGAATATCTGGGCAAACAGGCGCAGGTGGAGGAGTTCGCGCCCCTGGAGGAGTTGAGTCGCGGCTTTGAACGCATCAGCGGCAAGCGGCTTGCGCCCAGCCAAGACCCGTTCATGTTGGCAACGGCAAACCGTGGCGTGGCGGGTCACATCCTAGAGAACTTCGTCGAGCGTGGCGTGCAAGACATCTGGGGCAATCGCACCGGGCCAAGTCTCAAAGAGGCGTTTGCGCGATTGAAGCCGGTGGATGCGGAGAATTTCAGAAATTATCTGTGGTCGCGGCGGGCGTTGGAGCGTTGGGGCAAAGGCAAAAATCCCGGCCTGACGTTGGAGGATGCCACGTATCTCAAGAACAAGCTGGAAACCCCGGCGTTCATTGATGCGGCAAGCAAGTGGTATCAATGGTGGGATGGCGTTCTTGAATACGTGAAGGCGGCGAGTCCGGCGACGAATGGCCCGCTTGTGGATGCGATCCGGGCGGGAAGCAGTGATTACGTGCCGTTGGCGCGTGTGTTGCCGGAGTCGGCGCAACGTGCGGCACAGTCGCGCATGGGCGCTGGCATGATGAAGATGCACGGGAGCGGATTGCCGGTGCGTGAGATTTATCTGCAAAGTTTGCTGACTGCGGAACGGTTGATCAGCCGGGCGCACAAAGACATGGTACTGGACAGTGTGTTCAAGCTATCGCAGACGGAGGGTATGGGATGGCTCGTGGAGCGTGTGCCGCGCACGAAGGTGATGGAGGGGTTGAACATCGAGAAGATTCGGGAACAGTTGGAAGGCATGGGCGTGGACACCACGGCGATCCCGGCGGATACGCTGCTGAAATACGCTTCTCACATGGACAGGCCGACGGGCAGCGATCCCATCATGGTGCGAGTGGTCAATGGCAAACCGGAATGGTATCAAGTGCCGGCGGGGTTGTTCGATCTGTTGCAAGGCGTGGACGCGCCGCGTCTCGGCAAGGTCGCGGATTTGTTTCTGGGCGTGCCGAACCGGGCTTTTAAGATGGGCACGACGGGCTTGCGCGCCTCGTTCTCGTTGGTCACAAACCCGCTGCGCGATCTTCCCACGTTCATGCACCAGAGTCTTGCGGGCAATCCGGCTTCACGCATGGCTGAATACATCGGCTCGTTGAAAGATATTGTTCAGGCGGGATTGACGGGCAAGGAGTCGGCGAACTGGCAGACGTTCAAACAGCTTGGCATCGGTGGCGGCACCTTCCTCGGTGGCGACATCCGGCAGGCGCAACGTGAGGTGAAAGGATTGTTTCGCGGCAAAGTGTTTCGGCGGCTCGCGAGTCCGGTGGAGACGTTACGTGAAGCGTTGAGTTTCACCGAGAGCGCGCCGCGTCTCGCTGAGATGAATCTTGTCGGCAAAGAATCAGGCTGGAAACCGGGCGCAAGACTGACCCCGGATCAGGCCGTGGCGATGAAGGTGGCGGCGAAACGTGTCACGACGGATTTCAGCGCAGGCGGTCGCGTGGGCAAGATGGTGAACCAAGCCGTGCCGTTTTACAACGCGGTCATCCAGGGCACGCGCAGTTTTGGGCGGGCGTTCAAAAAGGAACAAGGGTTCAAGACCAAGGATCACGCCGCAGCCAAGGCCACGCTCACGGGGTTGGCGTTGCTCACGTTGCCCACGATTTACAACTGGTGGCGCAACAAGGATGAGGAGTGGTACCGCAATCTGCCGTGGCGCGAGCGTTATCTATATACCAACGTGGATGCCGGTGATGGAACGATTGTTCAAGTGCCGCGTCCGGCGGAGTGGGGCAATGTGTTTCAGGTGGTGCCTGAAATCCTGCTCGACTCGTGGTATCAGCGCGACCCGGTTTATCTCAAAGAAGGATTGAAACACATCTTCGCCACGCAGAACCCGCTGGATTATCCGGTGTTGTTGAAGCTGGCAAAAGAGCAATGGTCAAACCGGATTGATTTCTTTGACAAACCCATTGTGCCACGGGGCGAACTGGATTTGCCGCCGGGCCAGCAACGGGCGTATTTCTCCAGCATCATCGCGAAGTCGCTCGGTGATGCGTTCCCGAACACAGTGTCACCTCGTCGCGTGGACGCGGCGGTGCGGGGCATCTTCGGTGGCGTGGGGAGTGATCTGGCAGATGCGCCCGGCGCGATGATGCGGATGATGGGAATAAAGGACTCTGGGGTGCGGGAATCTGAACCGGCGGACATCCCTGTGATGGGGCGTCTGTTTCGGCGTGGCGGCGAGTTCTCGGCGAACGGCAGATACCTGGCGGACTTCTGGGACAGCTACATGCAGCATCAGGCGCGTCTCAAGGGTAACACGCACTCGCTCAAAGCCGGAGGCCAGCCGACGGCGACGAGCAAAGAGCTAGTGTCTGCCCGCATCCTCACGGCGTATCACGCGGCAATCAAATTGCAGATGGAAATGGCAGCGCGCGCCACGGAGCAGGAAGATCGGCGGAGACTCTACAAGCAGGCGACCGAGACAGCTCGGCGGGCGTTGGAGGCGACCAAATGAACGGCAAGGGATCAGCACCTCGGAATTGTTTCTCGCAGTCGTTTCAGGCGAATTACGAGGGGATTGATTGGGGCAACTCGCCGGTGCGCGGGCATTACGATTTCCTGCCGGCGCTCAATGAGGCGCATATCTTCGGCGGCAACGCCGAGGCGCATGAGATTTTGAAGGGTTTGTTTTCGGCGTGTGGATGGAAAACCTATCTGCACCGGAAGAAGAAGGGGGCGAAATGCGAAGCACAAACAAAGAGAGACTGCAAACGGTAAAGGCGGCCTGCGCCCAGTTCAAAGACCTACCCTCCATGACGCTCGCGCGCGTCATCTACAAAAAGCATCGGCACTGGTTTCCCACGCTTGCGGCAGCTAATTCCGCCGTGCGCTATCAGCGCGGCAACGTCGGAAATGTCCACCGCAAGCGGATCAAAGACAGCCCACTGGCGCGGCCCAACGGCAAGTGCGGTTTCACCTGGGAGTTTCCCCGCTCGTCTGCACCGTCGTATGCGCCGCTGCACCTGGACGAACCGCGCACGCTGATCCTCTCAGACATCCACATCCCGTTCCATGATCGTGCGGCGATTGAGGCGGTGATCCATCGCGCCAAGCGCGCCGACCCGACGTGCATCCTGCTCAATGGCGACGTGTGCGACTTTTTTAGCATCTCGCGCTTCGATAAGAATCCCACGGAGTCGTCGCTCAAGAAGGAGTTGGACCTGACGCGGCAGTTTTTGGGGTGGTTAAAACAACAGTTCCCCAAGGCGCGTCTCATCTACAAGCTGGGCAATCACGACGAATGGTTCGACAAGTATCTGTTCCGCAAAGCACCGGAGCTTTACGGGGTGTCTGGCGTGAGTCTGAAACATCTGACCACGGCCAAGATTGATAGCATCGAGCCGGTGGAGGATGTCGAGTGGGTGGACGATCAACAAAAGATAATGATCGGGAAGCTCAACATCTATCACGGGCACGAACTCGGCAAGGGGAGCATCGCGCCGCCCGTGAACCCGGCGCGCGGGTTGTTCATGCGGACGATTGAGTGCGGTTTGCAGGGGCATCTGCACAAGGACAGTCAGCACTCGGAGACGAGTGCGAACGGGAAGCTGATTTCAACGTGGTCCACGGGTTGTCTGTGCGGGTTGTATCCGAGGTATGCGCGCATCAATAAATGGACGCACTCGGCGGCGATGGTGGATTTATCCAGTGGCCAGTTCGGCGTGGAGACGATCCGGTTACTGAACGGGAAAGTGTTATGAGCAGGACAAAGCGCGAGCATGATTTGAAGCAGCGCAAGAAACGGTTTGTGCCGAAGGGCGCGCGCCGGCAGAAACGGTTTTACGATGAGGTGGCAATGGCGGAGGCGGGCGTGGTGGTGAGCCGTGCGCATGGGCAGCGGTCATTTCTTCGCGAATCGTAGCCACGGCAGCACGTTCTCGTTTGTCAGCGCGGCGCGCTGGTCCACAAAGCGGCTATAATGCGCCTCGGTGGTGGTCACGCTGCTATGTCGCGCCCACCATTGCGCCTTTTGCGCTCCGAACTTGGTGGTGATGAGACTGGCGGACAGGTCGCGCAAGGCGTGGTTTGTCTTTTGCGTGGTCCAGCCGCAACGCCGCACGATTGCGCCGACGTGCGCGAAGGGGTAATCCCGCGTGTGGCTGATGGTGTCTCCTTCCAGCACGAGGCCGGTGGTTTTCCGCCAGCCGTTCGCGTCCACGATGCGGTTAAATATCCGCCAAAAGGGATCGAGCGGTGTCAATCGTAACTCGCCGCTGCCGTTCTTCACCATCGCGTCCCCGCGCAACACCGGGCCGTAGGTGTCCTGGCTGAACCATTCCCAGCGCACTTGCCGGACTTCGTTCTTCCGTAGTCCGAAGCAAAGTTCAAGACCCATAGCGAGAAACACGTTGCGCCGGCTGAACTCGAACCGGCACGGCGCGGGCGCGTAGTCGGCGCGCTTGCCCAGCGAAACAAATTCACGCATCAGTCCCCGGATCATCGGCCACGAAGGATCGTTTCGCGCGGTTTTGTTCTGTTTCAAGCCGGATTTGATCAGTCCCTCGCGGAAGGGTTTGAGGTCCAGAGGAAAATTGATACCGGAATAATGCCGCAGCTTGGCCGGCGTGATCGTGGCGTTCGCGCCAATGAACGTGGACAGCGCGGAATTGAGAAACCGCGATTTCGCTTTTTGGTCCGTGATGCGGTTGGCCTCGGTCTCGACGTGGCGGAAGTAGTCTTGCGCCGTGCTGTCGCCGAATACGCCAGTGGTGGCGGTGTCAGGATCGCGCCCGGCGCGTTTGACGACGAGGCGCAGCTTGGCGGCTTGATCGGCGCGCGATGAGGGTTTGCCACAAGGCGCAGCAAGGGCAGCGGCGATGAACTCGGTCAAGCGCGTGAATTGTTTCTCGCCGGGTCGCTCCATGCTCCGGCGCAACACGTCCAGGCGGTCCTCGCTCCACGCTTGAATCTTCACCTTGGCGGCGGCAATCGCGGCTTCCTTCGTCGCGCCCAAACTCAGGAGGTGCCGTTTGCCGGCGCGTTGGAAAACAATATACCACGCCGCACTTCCGGGCCGCCTAAACACTCTCCACATCTTTCCTGCGTACGTGAAACGGAAGTGCGGAAATTTGGCCGCTGATGCTGTCTTTGATGCTGTTTGCATGGTGCTGAGTGGTGTCGATTCTTCCACATCGCGCCTAGCAGGCAAGACAATAATTTTGGCGGATATGGGTAAATCTGAGGGGTTTGCGCCGCTCGTCGCCTGTAAATCAGCATCTTGTAAAATCGCGTGTTTCATGATCGTAAAGGAGTTGGAGGTTGTTTGTGCGTCAACGGGTTACGGTGGTTGATGCCGCCTTTGATGCTGCGGGGCCAGCATTGGGCAAGCGTTGCGGCTGGGTCATATTTTTAAGTTGTAACCCCCCCCCGTTTGAGGGGGTTAGAAGGTCGTTTTTTTATAGACATGAAAAGTTTTCATGGCACTTTGAGCCCATGCCTTTAACTGTAAAAATTACCGGGGTCATTTCCCAACTTTCCGCCGCGCAGGTGCTTTTGTTGATCGCCGAATTGGAGGCGGCGCTGCGGATTGTGCGCCGCGAGCCGTTGCGGCGGCTGCGTCAAAAATCGCTTGGAAGGCCGGACTTGGCGCGGAATTGATTGGGGACTGCTGGCCGCGCGCGTATTCTTCGCGGATCAGCATCTCTAGATACGCACTGAACGAGCTAAACTTGCGGACGGCCATGTTTTGCTGGGCCACGGCGACAAGATCGGGGTGAATACTGACTTGGATTCTGGTTTTCATAATGGGTAACATATACACATTACGCCGCACATGTCAAATCAGCACGAGGGCGGCGAGGATGAGCAGCCAGACGAGCAGCGCCACGCCTGCTTCTTGGATGTTTTCGCGGGTGTTGGGGGTCATGGTTGGCCTCCGGTGGCTTTGATGATTGCGGCGCGGAATTTTCCCCGGATCGGTTCGGTTTCGTAAATGATTTCATGCGGCCACTCGATCACGATGTCCACGGATTTGATTTCGCTCTGGCAATCCACGGCGATTATCTGGGCAACAAAATCCTCCAGTTCGTAACCTTCGCGGAAGATGTGGGCGGTGTAGTGGCCGGGATGTTTTTGCAGCTCGGCAATCAGTTCTTCCACGGTCATAACTCTCCTCCTATGGCCTTGGCGATGGCGGCGAGGGCTTGGTGATAGGGTGAATCTATGTCGGCAGGAATGTTGCCGTCGTAGTCGTCCACCGCGCGCGTCATACGTTGCAGGGCGGCCAGCAGGTCCGGCGCGGCGGCGATGAGTCGGGCGTTGGCCTCCGCCTGAAATGAATTGTCTGCAATCTCCGCAACCATGTAGTCATGCGGTGTGGTTGTGTTGCTCGTCTTTTCATTTCCCAACGTGATTCTGAAGCCATCGCGGACAAAATTCCACGGGCCGGATGTGTGTGTGACGGGATAGTTTTGTGTTGTTTGTGTTTTCATAAGATTAGCGGCGGTGAGATAAAGATTTAAAGACACGTTTGACGGCCCGATCTTGGCTAAAGTTGAAATTAACCTTGTGGCCGGCCTTGTCCAATGCGTCGGCGTGGTCGTTGATGGCCTGCCGAACCATTGGAATGTCCAGCACGAAGCCGCGCAGTTGGTCGGCTACGTCCTCGCAGATTTGTTTTATTGAATACGTTTTCATGGTGTTTGTTTGTTGCGCGTTACTGGCGCGCGGTCGCCGGTAGCCGTTGCCAGCCCCGGCGAACGCGGGTCAGTCTTCGCCACGTAGCATGATGGTGATGACAGGTGCGGCGGTGTCGCCGGGGCCGCATACGCTGTAAAGGTCCACTTTTGTTTTGCGCCCGTTGCCGTGGGTGTCCACGAGAACGGAGAACCAGATGCGATCTGTGGTCGTGCCGCGTCGGATAGCCTCCAGAGCCATTGTGAAAACGTCATGCAAACGGCCTTTCACGTCTTGGCCGCCGGGTAACTGCAATTCCTCAATCATGTCATCCGTGGGCTTTTCGATGGCCACCCACTCGCCGCCGGCGGCTATGGTGGTTTCGTAGGCGGCTCGGCTCATGGCGACGGGATATTTGAACGGGCAGGGCGTGAGGGCGTCGGATACGTCCACCAGAACGCCATCCTCGATGCCCTGCGCGCGTGAATAAATGCTAATAACCTCTCCGAATAAGGACTCCATGCTGTTTCCGTCTTCGATTGTTTGTGTTTTCATTTTGTTTTTGGTGTTGTTGTTTTGTTCAATGTTTATAGGGCGTTTGTGCCTTACGTGTGTATAGACTACACCATACGCACATCGCTTCAACATCTTTTATACACAAATTAGTTGACGGGTGCTGTGCGGATGGTTTATACGTATTGTCACGATGAGCCAACGCAAAAGGACAAAGGGTAAAGCGCGCAAACAAATTTCATTGAGCCCGGACATCGTTCCAGTGGGTTTAGACCTCGCACGGCGCGACTGTCGCAGCTTCTCAAACTATCTCGAGTTTTTGATCCTTCGGGACCGCGACGCGCGACGCATCAAGGAGGTCGCGTGAGTGCCCATTGTTGCGCGTATTGCTCGCGCTGGTTCGCTGGGCAGAATTTCGTGAAAGCGCCGGTGCTGTTCGCCGGCGCGCTGATCTCCCACGGGATTTGCCCGGATTGTTTCATCGTCCAGACGTCGCCGTTTCGCCCGTCCACTCTCGCCGGCTGGCTGGCTGAGTCCAGAACGACGGCAGCGGATATTCTGGCGGGTTTGACTCTGCCCGTGTTCTCGGAGCGGTCGCTTTCCTGATTATGATCCCCGAACGCTCAATCCTGCGGCTGCTCGGTCTGCAACTGGCGCGTGATGCGCGCCGTGTGGCGCGGCCCGTGGCGCTGGGTGAGCCGGTGCAAATTAAACCGGGCGCAGTGCCAGCCGGACGAGTCATTAGAGGCGGCGCGTCGTGTGGCGTGCCGTTGCCGTCTCGGACCGTGCGCCCGGCTTTTTTTTCGGTGAAGGAGGTTTCCCGATGATCTGGATTTTACTTTCCGCCGCGTGTTTGGTGGCGGGTTTGTGGTTGGTGTTGGGGTTGTGCGCGGCAGCGGCCAAACCGTTGCCGCGTCCACCTGCTCGGTGTGCTAATCGGCGCGGGCGGCGTCTGGCGCGCCTCCTAAAAATCAACGGAGGGCTGAAATGACAGCGCGCAGGCTGATTCTCGATGATGCGCCGGCGGCGGCCACGGTCGGCGAGCCGTTGCCGGTGTTCACGGTGTCGCAGGTGCGGGAAAAGTTCTTTCCGGGTCGCTGTGCGCGCTGGATCAAGGATTCGTTCAAGCGCGGCGAGTTCGGCCCGGTGTTCTTCGATGGTGGCCGGTGGTTCATCAGCGCGCAGGCAATCGCCGGTTGGCAAGCCGCGCACCTGGTGCAGCCGACGCCGCAGTTTTTTTCAAAATAGTCATGTCTGAGGATTCAACAGAATTAACGACCGGGCAGCCGTCACTGTTCGAGGTGGATGAATTGCGGCTGATCAAGCTCGATGAGCCTGAGACGCGGAAGGCATACACCGCCGCCAGCCTGGAGCGTGACGCGGCAAAGCGTGAGGCGATCTGCCGGGCGTTGGCCGAGGGTCATGGACTGCTGAGGATCGCGCGCGCCTTCGGGGTGTCGCATCACCTCGTGTCTGCCCTGCGAGATTCGCGGCCAGACCTGGTAGCCATAGAAAAGAAACAACTGAGCGGGCAGATCGGGAGAATTTTGAAGATGAGCGCGGACCGCTACGAGGAAGCCCTCGCCGCCGGTGCTGTGCCGGTGGGGCAAATACCGGTTTCGTTTGGGATATTCAGCGACAAAAAAGGAATGTTGGACGGCGATCCGGGGATGATCGTGGAGCATCGGCACACGCTAGCCGGCGGCAGCGCGGGCGAGTTCGCCGCCAAGCTGGACGCCATGAAGCGCGCTCGCGGTGTTGTCACATCATGCGGAACCGAGGCGAATCCCCAACAAAAAGAGAATTTCACGCAGATTGATGCTGTCATTGATGCTGTCGAGGTTGGGCCGGTGCGTGGAGCGGATGCCGGCAGCCAGGCGGCGACGGCTGCGGCGAACGGAGCAGGATCAGGAGCGGGAGAGGGTGGGGGGGGGAGTCGGGTTTGAGCCGGGGATGAGGAATGACGATGGGTTGGCGAGATAGACCATAAAAACAAAAAGACCATGAATTGCACACATTGGGAATCAAAGGTAGCGGGGCGGCTGGGGCTGAGTCGCGACACGATGCGGGCGTTGCGCGCGGAGCATCTGGTTTATCTCGCCGATTGGGAAACCATCTCTGGTCGCATTTGTCTCACTGAGGACGCTGTGGGAAAAATTGCGGCGGTGTTGCGATTACCGCCCGTTGCGGCCTTGCCGACTGTCTCCACCTCGGAAACGGAAAAAACCGCGCCTAGCGAAGCCACAGGAACGGCTACGCGGCTACTGGTCTGGAACGCCAAAATGAAAAACCGGCGCATCCTCGAAGCGTATGCGGCGGGGACGAATCCTGCCCTGCGTCAGAACATCCTGCGGGTGCGGGTGAAAAACGCGGACAATTTCTTGCGGGTAGGCTACGACGGCAAGCCGATGGAGCTACCAGTGGTTCATGTGCAGGCGGACCTCTATGAATTAGTCGGCCCGTGCCCGCGCAAAAAGGGCCGTTGGTGATTATCCTGCGAGCTGCTTAACGATCTTACTATGCACTACTACACACGACATCTGGGCGACTACGCCAAAGACACAGGTCACTTGAGTCTGATCGAGCATGGGGTCTATACCGTGCTTTTGGACTGGGTGTATGCCACCGAGCGGACGTTGCCAGAGGAAAAAGACGCCATCTATCGCATCTGCCGGGCACAAAACTCACCCGAAAAAAAGGCCGTGGACAAGGTGGTGGCTGAGTTCTTCCCGAAACGGCAGGACGGTCATAGCAACAAGCGGGCTTGTGAAGAAATCCAAGCATTTCAACGAAAATCAGACTCCGCCCGCAAAGCGAACGCTGTGCGATGGGACTCCGAACGGACTCCGAATGGAGTCCATTCGGATGAAACGCGGACTCCAACGCGCGCGCGCGTTCCATTAACCAATAACCAATATCCATTGAAGGAGGAGGAAGCGGCGGGTTCGGGCGACTTCCCGGAATCGGTGTCTGACGAGGCTGTGATCCAGTTCGCGGCACACTTTCCGGGCGAGCCGGCCAGCGGCACGCCCGCGATGCCGCTGGACTGGGTGATGGACTCTCTCAAAAAGCTGAATGGTCGGCGTGAGTGGCCTCGGAATTGGCGGCGTTGGCTCGTCTCGTGTTGGCGCGCCGACCACAAGACTTGGACGCCATCGGGCAGCGGAGCACCGCAGAAAAAAGGCGCGAAAAATTCCGGGGAAGTGTCTGCCTCCGTGGTGGCGATTCAGGACGGGAAACGCAAGGCGGAGTTGCAGGCGGCCATCCGCGCCGGCAAGGCCGAGGTGGAGAACATGAAGGCGTTGGGGGATGACTATCGCGCTGAAAAAAAGGCGGTGGAGGTTTTGATCGCGGAGCTTGAGACGATGGAAGGGGGTGCAGCGTGAGCGGCAAACCCACGCCCGACCGTCTACCGCCGCACGCGAACGAGGCGGAGCAGGGCATCTTGGGCAGCGTGCTGGACGTGATGGGTTCGGCGGCGGCGGCGTTGGACAAGTTGGCGGCGCAACGGTTCGAGCCTGAGTTCTTTTACGACCTGCGGCATCGCACGATCTTCGAGGCGATGCTCAAGTTGCGCGAGGCGAACACGCCGGTGGACATCATCACGGTGCAGCAATCCTTGCGAGACGGAGGCACGCTGGAGGACATCGGCGGCATCGTGTATCTGAACGAGTTGCAGGACAGCGTGACGGGCGCGGGGGTGCTGGGGCATTACGCGGACATGGTGCGCGGCAAGGCGATGGTGCGGGCGTTCGTGAACAAGTGCGGCGAGTTTCAACAGCGCGCGTTGGCGGCGGAGGATGTGGCGAAAGTGATCGCCGAGGCGAGCGGTGAATTGTTGGAACTGGCGACGGTAGGCCAATACGAGACGGCGTGGAAGCCGTTGAAGCAGATCGTGCAGGATGTGATTTCGGACATGGAGGAGTTCCGGTATGTGCGCGGCAAGACGCAGTTGCGCGGGCTTCCCACCGGGCCGCAGGGCGTTTATCTGGACAAGTTGCTACGCGGCATCCGGGAAACCTACTACATGGTGCTGGCGGGGCGGCCAGGCGACGGCAAGACCACCAAGGCCATGAACATCCTTGAACATCTGGCGCTGGACTACGTGTGGCACGAACCCACGGGCAAAAAGTTGTTGAACCACGAGACAAACGAGGAATACCCGGAAACCGTGGAGCGCAAGGGCATCCCCGTGGCGGTGTTCAGCATCGAGATGGACAGCACGAGCCTTGGGTATCGGTTGTTGTTCGGTCGGGCTGGCGTGGACACGGCGGAGTTCAGTCAGGGCTTCGCGAGCAATGACGACAACGTGAATCTGATCAAGGTGGCGGGCAAACTGAGCAACGCGCAAGTGTGGGTGGACGATACGCCGGGCCAAACCATCGGCCAGATCGCCGCCAAGGCGCGACAGATCGCGCGCGAGAAAGGCATCAAGCTGTTCATCCTGGACTACGTGCAACTGGTGGAGATCGAGGACGGCAAGGGGATAGATCGGGTGAAAGAGTTGACCAAGATTTCGCGCGGCATCATGCGGTTGAAGAAAGAATTGAAAGTGCCGTGGATCGTGCTGGCGCAGATGAACCGGAACATCGAGACAGCGGACAAAGCGCGCCGCCCGGTGATGTCGGACCTCAAGGACTGCGGCGCGTTGGAGCAGGACGCGGATGTGATTTTGTTCCTGAACAAACCCGCCACGAAATTCAAGAAGCAAGGCGATGGCGAGTCGGATGACGACGTGCTGGATCGCATCACGGCGGGCTGGGATTGGAGCAAGAAACCGAAATTGATGGAGATGGTGGTGGCGAAGAATCGGTATGGCCCGGTGGGTCACGCCAAGGAAGTGTTCTTCACGAACCTGACCAAGTTTGAGGACTGGCATCTGTTCAAGGTGCGGCATGGGGTGGAGACGTTGAAGGACGGCGAGCGGGAAGCGCAGGTGTTGAAACAACCGAGCATCATCGAGGACGACGATGTGCCGATGGATTGAAGGAGGAAATCAGGAAAGCCGGAAAAGACTTTTCCTGAGTTTTTGAGTTCCTCCTTAAAAATTTTGAAAGATGAAGAATCGTGAACGCAACTGCGAGTTCTGTGGCAGGCCGGCGAGGAAGGGTCGGTGGTGTGGTCAGTTCTGCCAAGACAAGTGGGATGAGACTGAGCCGGGACTGGTGGACCAGACGCATCCGAACCGGCTGGTGGATTGGAAGCGGTTGGGTCAGCGCGATGAATACAATCGGGGTTGGATGCGACGAAAACACACGGATTGAGAAAGGAAACATGATGGGAACACCGAGAGAATACATGCGGGAATACATGATGCGCCGGCGGCGCGTGGTGTCGGCACACTGCGCTTGCGGCTCGAAGGCGTTCAAGATGGTCAACGGCAACGAAGGCATTTGCGAACGGTGTTGGCGTTGCGAACAAAAAAAGGAACTGCTGTGCCGTCGGCCATGGGGCGCCAAGTGGGAGGAAGAAGAACCGGAGTCGCCATCAGCGCGCTTTTGGCGGCGCAAGCTGGATACATGGCTGCCGAACCCGACGCCAGGCTGGGGCAGTTTGCAAGCTCTGGAGCAGAGGTTGCGCGTATGAACCTGGCGCAGTGTGCGGCGTGGCGTGACTGCGCTGCGGCGTGGAGAAAAGTGGCGGACGATATGCGTGACGCAGAACCAGAACTTGCACGCCGGGCAATGGCTCGGTCCGAGACGTTTGAATACTGCGCCGATACGCTGGCCGCCGCAACTTCTGAAATCCAGCGGCTAGGCGGCATCTGCGAGCACGTCCACGACCGGATGCTGCGGGGTGATGACGACATGACGCTCATGCGAAAACTTCAAGAGGGGTGGCAAGGGCCAAACGACCCAAGCTCTGCGACCGAAGGCGAAACCTTACTGAAAACATGAAACTTCACCAACCAGTGAACGACAGCCAAACCAGTAAACAAGCAACCCAAGTGGAGACGATATGAAGCGGCATAACAGCAAGGTCAGCGACCCGGCTCTATGAACGCCCCCGATTGCAACCACGACGCCAAGCCGGGTTCGCTGCACCGACCTTGTTAGCTGACGACAAAATCATTATGAAATCGAAACGAACATCATCGGTCACAACAAAGTTTGCGGCCAAAGTGCTCAAGCGCAATATCGAACTCGAAAGCGAGAAACTAGAACTGCAACGAAGGCTTGACCGTGCCTACAACGACATAAACGCAATCAGGCCGACAGTGGCCGCGTATGTAGCCGGACGGAATATCATCGCGGCTGTTGGCCCTGAAATGGACTCATGGCTGAAACGTGTAGTCAGCTAACGCAGAACTGAGCGATGTGCGCGGCGCACATTCGCTCCAGTGATTGGTTCTCCATCATGGTCGAATATAAAGAAGATATGACACCGCAAGAAATCAATGCCTGGGCGCGCTCAACCAACATGAGCCAGGAGTGCGCTGGCAAGAAAGTGCTCATCAAACGCGAGGACGGGAAATACATGACCCGCGACCGCAAAACCGGAGACTGGGCGTGGACTGACGACCGGGACGCCGCCTACATCTACGACTACGACGCGGATGGTGTGGCGCAGCAACTCCAAGAAGTCGAAAGGAGATACGAAGGGATGTGTAGAGTTTACTGTGTAAGTGGCCAGAACGAAGAGAGAGGATAGGAGACTATGGCCATAACTGAAGCGGTGTTGGATGAACTATTGAAGGATTATCAAAAGCCCGAGGATTTGCTGGGGCAGAACGGGCTGCTTAAGGTGTTGCAGAAGCGACTGCTTGAAAAAGCGATGGGGGCGGAGTTGACGGTGCATTTGGGCTACGGCAAGCATGACCCCGCCGGGCGAAAGACCGGCAACTCACGCAACGGCACGACACCCAAGACGCTCAAGGGAGAGTTTGGGAGCATGGAGCTGGCGACCCCGCGAGATCGCAACGGGACCTTTGAACCTCAGATTGTGGCCAAGGGGCAACGACGGTTTGAAGGGTTTGACCAGGCGATCATCAGCTTGTATTCGCGAGGACTGACGACGCGTGAGATCGAGGGACACCTGTTGGAGATCTACGGCGTGGAGGTGTCACCGAGTTTGGTGTCGCAAGTGACCGACGCGGTGTGCGCGGAGGTGCAGGTCTGGCAGAACCGACCGTTGGAGGACGTGTATCCGATTGTTTATTTTGATGCGCTGTGGGGCAAGGTGCGAGAGAACGGAACGGTGAGCAAGGTGGCGGTGTATCTGGCATTGGGGATCACGATGGCCGGGAAGAAGGAAGTGCTGGGGATGTGGGTGGCCAGCAGTGAAGGGGCGAAATTCTGGCAGCATGTGTTGACGGAATTAAAGAACCGGGGCGTGAAGGACATTTTCATTGGATGCGTGGATGGGATCAAAGGATTTCCCGAAGCGATGGCAGTGGTGTTTCCGGCGACGCAAGTGCAGTTGTGCCTGGTGCACATGGTGAGACATTCCCTGAGCTATGTGGGGTGGAAAGAACGCAAGGCTGTGGCGGCGGATTTGAGAGTGATCTATCGGGCGGCGACGGTGACCCAAGCCGAGCAAGCACTGGTGGCATTTGAAGCCAAGTGGGATCGCAAATACCCGACGATCAGCAAGAGCTGGCGGGCGCACTGGGCGGAGTTGGTAATGTTTCTGAAATACCCTGAAGAGATACGACGAGCCATCTACACGACCAACGCGATAGAATCGGTGAACCGATCCTTGAGGAAGATCAGCAAGAACCGAGGAGTGTTTCCGCATCAGGAATCGCTGCTCAAGCTATACTGGTTGGCCCTAGAGCGGATCGCCAAGAAGTGGACGATGCCGATCGCCAACTGGAGCGAGGCGTTGAATCGGTTTGCGATCGAGTTTGGGGAGCGGATGCCCAAGCTGGACTGAGGAAAAGAGATGAAGAACGACTCACGAACCATTGACCGCCGGGGGCGCGAGCTGGGGCTCGCCGCTCGCCCCCGGCTCATTTTAACTCGCGGCTGACGCCCGGGATATTGAACAAACAAAAACCAAAACAAAAAACCACTTACACAGTTTTCTGGACAAAACCATACGAAGCCAAATGGTCTGCCGAAATCTATGCGTGAGCTTTCGCTTTTCTCTGGTTGCGGCGGCGGCTTACTTGGCAGCAAGCTCCTCGGCTGGACCACGCTCGGCTACGTCGAGCGTGAACAACTCCGCTGCCGTGTGCTCGCCCAGCGCATTGCAGATGGGTTTCTCGACGATGCACCCGTCTATTGTGGCGATGTCCGAGACTTTGTTCGGGACGGATATGCAGCACAATATCGCGGAGTGGTTGACATCGTATCGGCGGGCTTTCCGTGCCAGGAATTTTCCCTCGCAAACTACATGCACTCAGGCAAGGGCACTGCCGGAACTGGCGATAAAAACCAATGGCCTGCAACCATCGAAACCATACGCCTCGCTGAACCAAAATATGTCCTCTTGGAAAATGTCGTCGGACTGCTCGGCAGTCACGGCTATTTCGGACAAGTCCTCCGAGACCTGGCCGAGGCGGGGTATGATGCTCGATGGGACTGTCTATCCGGTTTCGATGTCGGAGCAAGCCACGTCAGACGCCGAATTTGGATCGTCGGAAAGCAACAATGGCGACGAGTCCGAGACATCGGGGACATGCTTGAGTGTGAGTGCTGCGAAGAACCGTGGTGTCCCGAATGTGACTGCCACTGGCATGAGTGCGACTGCATCGGAACAGGACAAGACGACCTCTACGAATACCGAGAAGTATCCGGTGTCCTTCAAGCGCGGGCAACGGGTGTGGCCGACGCCAACCGTCAACGACTCGAAGAACACCGCCGGCAAGGAGCAATTCAATCGGAACAGTCTGCCACTGAACGCGGCTGTGTGCGTGGACGATGGTGGCAAAATCATCCCGGAAAACTTGGGCAAACTGATGAATCCAAACTTTGTCGAGTGGCTGATGGGGTGGCCCGTGGACTGGACCGGGTTGCAGCCCTTGGCGACGGACAAATACCAGCAGTGGTCGCAACTGCATGGGCGCGAATGATGGAGAACGACCAAGCTCAGCGACCTGAGCGCGAATAACCTGCAAGTAAATATGAAACCTGCAACTCAAAACAGCCCAAACCCGCTCAGGTTCGCTGAAGCGCGTGGTTCTACGACGGTCGAGGCATCCGTAAGATGGGAAGGCGTGGACTGGGGCGGCGTCAGACTGCGCCGCGTGATACTAACACTGCCACACCTATCAGATGAGCCTGGAGAGGCGTTTGGAATGGATAGCCGCATGGCCAGAAAGGTCGGTGAAATGCTAATCGCCGCATCCGACAAAGCTGATGCTCTCAAAACGTGGGAGTTCGAGTCGTAGAACAATGTATTAGGCGGCTTGGTTGCCACAAAAAAGGATACAAATGCGCTGGACGAAACGACATAGCAAAAACGCAGTTGAGGCTAAGGCGAGGATCAGGATTGATCGCGCATTGGCTGAACCTGAAATCTACCCTGCAAGCAAACTGCGGCTGCCCCGCAAGGCCAAACCGGATTTCATCATCCGCATTGAATCGGCTCGTGGCGAGCGGGTGCAAGTCTCCATCAGCCGGTTCTTGGGTCGGGTGCGAACCTCAGACGGACAATCGGCACGGCAATTTTGCAGAGGACTGGAACAGCTTTTAACGAAATCAGCATGACAACAGGGATGACTCTATTGGAAGCGGCGGGTGCGGCGCAGGAGGCGTTGGACCTTATCGCGGCGGTGTTGCAGGTGGGACGCGACTTCACGCCGGCGGAGGCGCATCAGTTGGTGCGCACCTCGGTGCGGTTGCAATGCCAGGCGTATGAACTGGAACGGGTGGCGATGGGCATACCAAAACCCAAACGAGGATGATTGACACCATCACAGAGGCGGACTTGCTGGAGGTGGCGCGGGCGACGTGGCGGCCCACGCCGCATCCGTTCCTGCCGTGGTTCACGGATGCCGAGATCGTGCCGGTGTTGCGGCAGCCGGACGGTCCGGCGCAGGTGGCCGCGTTGTTCAAGGAACGCGAGGAACGCATCCTGATGGCGAGCGAGGACGGGGATCCGTTGCGGTGCGGGTTCGAGTTGACGAACTGGCCGGATGCAGATCGGTTGATGACGGATCACAAACTCATCTACGTGGCCGGCGGCAAGCGCGCTTCCAAGTCTGAATGGGCAGCCAAGCGCGTGGTGCAGTCCGCGCTGGCGCACGGGCGCGGCATCCTCTGGTGTATGCAAGACAACGTGCGGACGAGCATCAGCACGCAACAGAAGCTCATCTGGAAATTTCTGCCACCGGAATTAAAACGATTGAACGGGAAAGAAGATCGTCGGCGCGTGTTCAAAATCTCTTACTCGCCCGCCAACGGGTTTGCCAACGGCATCCTCGTGTTGCCGAATCGGACTGAAATTCATTTCCTGACCTACAACCAGGACGTGAAAGAGTTTCAAGGGTGGGAGATCGGCGCGAATGTGGCGGACGGTGCGCCGCCCGTGGCGAACATCGGCGCGTGGGCGGACGAGAATCTGACGTTGCCGTGGCTGGAGACGTTGGATTTCCGCAGCACAACGCGCAGCGGTAAAATCCTGTGGACGTTCAGCACCACGGAAGGCATCACGACGACGATCAAGGAAGTGTTGGGCACACCGGAGACGGTGGAGAGCCGGTTTGCGGAATTGTTGCCGGATCGGGTGAACATCCCCGGATTGCCGGTGGGGCACATGCCTTACATCCAGACCTGCACACGGCCCAAGACAGCGGCGATTTATTTCTTCACGGAGTTCAACGTGTTCGGTGAGAACTACGCCGGGGTAAAATCGTTGTGTCAAGGCAGGCCGAGCCATTACATCGAGGAGAACGCCTACGGCTACGCGCGCGACGTGATGAACAAAGCGTTCCCGATGTTCGGCGAGTGGAACATCGTTGACCCGAAACATATTCCGACGCAGGGCACGAACTACATGTTCACCGACCCGGCAGGGGCGCGCAACTGGGCGACGTTATGGGTGCGCGTGACGCCGGGCGGCAAGATGTGGATATACCGGGACTGGCCGGACGCGCAGACGTATGGGGAATGGGCAGTGCCGGCGGATGATCCGACGCAGCCGGACGGCAAACCGGGCAGCGCGCAGCGGAGTTTGGGGTTGGGCGTGGACCAGATGAAGGAGACGTGGCTGCGGCTGGAGGGTGGCAACGTGCCACCCTCCTCCAAGGAAGAAATCTTCCAGCGCTTCATTGATCCGAGGGCGGGGCGGAATCCGCACATGGAATTGCACGGCGGAACGTGTCTGGTGGATCAGTTCGCGGATGGGAAGAACCCGATGATTCTGACGCCGGCGAGCGGGGTGGATGTGGAGCGCGGGTTGAGTGTGGTGAACGATTTGTTGTGGTGGGACAACACGAAGCTGCTGGACATGGTGACCAATGCGCCCCGGCTGTTTGTGAGTCGCGAGTGCAAGCAGATCATTTGGATGATGACGAACTACACGGGACGCGGCGGGGAGAAAGCGGGAGCGAAAGACTTTGCGGATTTGGTGAGATACATGGCGTTGGCGGAGTTGGAACATTACACGGACACGACGTTGAAAAGTTTAGGGGGCGGGGCGTATTAAAAAAAACATTATGACCAAAGATCAGGAACAAAAATTGGATGAGTTTTTGGCGGCGGCACGGCGGATGTTTTGCAATCCGCGACTGTCGCGCGTGAACGACTGCACGCAAGCGGAGTTCAACAAATTGCCGGGCCTGGTGCGCGCCGGGGTGTTCATCGAGTGGACCGGGTTGAGTCGCGAGGAACTGGACACGGAAGTGCGCGAGGGCCACCTCAAGGCGTTCAAGAAACCGAACGGCGGTCAGACGCTTTACTACAAACACGAGATCGCCCGGATGACGGGGTTCAAATTGTGAGCGGCAGCAGGCAATAAAAACGTGAAGGAGGAACTCAAGAACTCAAGAACTGAAAACAAAGACGATTAAAAACCTTTTCCTGAGTTTCTGAGTTCCTCCTTACTGTTCAGCGGTTAAAACTTCCGCAAAGCTCCGCAAACTTCCGCAAAACTCCGTTCCGCCTTTGCGCGTGACGGGGTTTTGTGGTGAGAAGAAGGGTGATGGATAATCAAACGACACTTTCAAACGTCAGCACCGAGCTACGGGTCGGCGAACTGATCAACGAGTTCAAGCGGTGCGGATCGCAGGGGGATCATTTCGGGCGCGTGACCGCCGGCGAGGATGTGCGGCTCTCGCGCTGGGTGGGTCAATCCGACGATGGCAAGAAGCACGCGGAAGATTTGCCGGACGGAAAAGAGGCGTTCCCGTGGGAAGGCGCGAGCGACATGCGGAACTACACCAGCGACGGCGCGGTGAACGAAATCTCCGCAATGCTCTACATGAGTTTTTGGAACTCGGTGATGAAGCTGGCCGGGTCCAGCCCCAACGACATTGACGACAGCGCCACGGCGACGACGTATCTGGATTGGATGGTGCATTTTCAACTGCATCGCGAACTGGACGCGGAAGTGGAGTTGAGCGCGCAATACTTCAACGCGCACGGCAGCGTGGGGTTGGGCGTGTTCTGGGAGCGCGAGGTGGGGCGCAAGATGGTGAAGGTGAAGATGCAGGATTTGATGGCGATGAGCCAGCAAGCGCAGCAAGCCCTACAACAAGGCGGCGCGCAAGGGCCAGAGGCGGAACTGGCGCAAGTGATCGCCGTGTTCCCGCAACTGCTGCTCGACCCGACGCTGGAAGCGCAGGCGGTTGAGGCGGTGAAATACATTTACGACATCTACGTGCGCCGCCAGATCGCCGAGGATGATGAGTTGCAGGAGAGCGACGTGTTGCTGTTGAGCACGAAACGGGCGAAGGCGGCAGTGCGGGGATTGCGCGAGGACGGCACGGCGGAATTGCCCATGCCGTATCTGTGCAAGAATCAGCCCAGCATCCGGGCGTTGAAACCGTATCGCGATTTCGTGATGCCCACGGAAGCGGGCGAGGTTCAGGACAGCCCGATTGTGTTCGTGCGCCAGTTGATGACGGAAGCGGATTTGCGGAGTCGCGTTCTGGCCGATGGCTGGAGCGAGGAATGGGTGGAGGAAGCGATTAAGACACGCGGCAAATTCTCGACGTGGGAACTGAACAACCCGTATCAGCCCAACGGCACCTATTCTTGGCGCGCGATTGATAATCGCAGTTGGTTCATCGAGACGGTGTGGGCGTATCGCAAGCAAGTGGACGAGGACGGCATCACCCAGGTGCAATACACGGTGTTCAATCCGCATGTGACAGCAAACGGGTCGGGCAAAGAACTCGCGGGCAAAGACGGCATCCTGAACAACCCGCGCGCGGCGTATCCCATCATCGTGGGTCGGCGTGAGCGGTTTGATCGGTCGTGGCTCGCGTCTCGCGGTCTGCCTGAAATCCTGAACACGTATCAGATGGTGGAGAAGAACATGATTGATAGCGTGGTGGACCTCGCGAGCATCAGCGTTGTGCCCCCGTTGAACGTGCCGAAAGGGATCAGCACGCGATACAAGATCGGGCCGGCGGTGCAAAACGAGTATGTGCCTGGCCGCGAAGCAAAATTCATGGACATGCCGACGCGCGGCGTGCCGGTGGCGGTGGAGGTGATGCAGGAAGTG